TATTGCATATAGTACTAACCAACATTAAAGATACTACTCAATTTTAAAATATGGCGGAGCAACTCATTCGAGAAGTCCTCATTCCTCAAATTATACAGTTACAGATCGAGGTAGATGCTCTTCGAAAACATACATGGCCGTACGTACAGGCACAAAAAGAGTGTAATCAATTGGACGACATCGAGGCTAAGAGGGATTTTGTCAAAAGTCTCGATGACGATACGATCAAGGAATTACTGAACCTAAAGGCGAAATTGTCTAAAGGGTCGGGGCTTCAGAAGACTGAATACAATTCTATAAAAAATCATTTTTGTTAAAAAAAGTCATCGGTCCTGTACATCTTGACATCGAATGAATCAGTCTTACCAGTGACTGACACGGATTCATTTCCATAAAGTTCCTGACACCCGATGTCATCTACACAGTCTCGCCCGTCATGGGTCACTGGAATGGGATAAAGGTTTTCACCACCAGTCGTGGTGTAATAATGATAGCGGTCGCGGCGACCACGAACCTCTTTACCGTATAGAGGGAGGGTTTCTCCACCCTCACTCACGAGGACACCCATCTGCTGCATACGCCCAGGTTTATACTGTTTAATGGGTGGACCCCTAAACTCGGGTTCGCGACGGACTTCCTGTGAACGAATGGGTCGAGGAGGTGGAACGATCACCGGAATCTCTACTGGAACTTCGACAACTTTGGGGTTGTAGAACATATATCCCACAATGAACGTGAGTATGATGAGCGTCACCCAAAGAAGTTGTGTTTTTGTTTTGTTCTTCATTTACTATAGTTAAGGAAAATCTTTCACTTAAAGACATGAGGGTCCTGGCGATCGATATAGGATATCACAATATGGGTCTCGTTCTTGCAGAATTTGAAGACGATCCAAAAATTCATGTGAAATGTATGAAAAAGGCAAGCCTCGAAGATTATAAATATATACGTTCAAATGACTTTATCGATCTCATTCCTTTATTTGTAGAGGATCACCAAGAATTGTTCGACAGTGCTGATAAAATACTTATAGAAAGACAACCACCTGGGGGCTTTACGAATATTGAAATCCTATTACATTACATGTTCAGAGATAAGGTTGTATTAGTTTCACCTGTGAGCATGCATACACATTTTGGTATGAGACACCTAGACTATGAAGAGAGAAAGGAAAGAACTGTATCGATGACAGAAAAACATCTAAAAGATGATATACCCTATGACAGAAAACATGATATAGCGGATGCATTTTGTATGATTATGTATTACAACTTCAAAGTTACTACTCACATATTCGACAAGTTTAGATATTTTCCTAAGGTATAGTAAGATGCCAACCACCAAGCAACTTCAGAATGCCAAGAAGAAGTTGAAAAAAACTCCCAAACCCACAGGGAACAGTCCCAAGATTCCCACCGCTGCCCTACTTCGCCTCATTGCAGCTGACCCCAAAATTGGTCGTGACAAGGCTTTTATGAAGAGGGCTCATGAGCTTGCGAAGACTCGTCGTGCAAAATAGTAATTGCGTTCGTCACATATTCGAACATGTCAAATATTTCACTAGTATTACGTCTTTCGAGTGTAATTTTGAGCTTCTCAATATTGTAGTCGAGAGAACGTTTCTCCTTTTCCAACTCGGTGAGTTTTTGTTTGTACGTTTCAATTTTACCTTTTATAGTGTGTGTATTCTTTTCCATTTGAGTATCGAGTCTAGAAATTTGTGTCTCGTAATTTTCCCTCTGTCTCTTCAGAATTTCCCTTTTCACATCCGAAGTACACTTTTCAATTTGAAAATCGATTCTCTGCATCTTTTCTTCATACTCATCGAGTTCTTGCATATACGATGCATGATACAATTCAAGGTTGTAATTAAGCCTCTTAATTTCGGATTGAAGTTTGACGTCCATTATATTCTAGTTTAGCTTTTTAGCTTTAAACACTTTACTTAGGTCTTTTATAAAAGAATCAAAATGTCCAAGTCTATATTGGACAAAAGACCACAATGCGAAAAAAAGAGTCTTTGTCAGGTTATTAATATCATTTTCTTCCATCTTATATACCGGACCGACAAGGCGCCCCATAAATGTTTCATCTTTGTGCTTACCAGTCATATACATCTCCACCTGTGTGAGTGCACATGTATCGTCATTGACACTCCAGTGGTAAAAAATGAACGGAATAATCATCGAATAAAATTCGAGTTGCCTGCGATCATTCATGAATGGGGTGATGAGAATCCAAAACAAAAATACAAGATGAAGAAGAAATATAATGTTCATCTATACTAATATGACAGAAGAAATTACGGACATGGAATCCATGTGGAATGAGTATCATGAAAATGTACTCAGGCAATGGGGTGAAGCGTGTGCGTGTTATCGCTATATGCATCATAGGGCATTCTTGAAATTCAAGAAATTAAGTCTAAGATTTAATTTACCGGTTATTGTTCTGTCTACAGTTACAGGTACAGCAAATTTTGCTCAAAGTTCTTTTCCTGAAAGTATGCGTAGTTCCGCACCGGCAATCATTGGTGGTATGAACCTGATAGCTGGACTCATAGCCACGATTATGCAATTCTTAAAAATTAATGAATTAATGGAGAATCATAGGACTGCTGCGTTAGGACACGGTAGTCTCTCACGTAATATTCGATTACAGCTTTCGCTCCCACGTGCTGAGCGTAAGAAAGAAGGTTTAGTATTCGTTGAAGATTGTAAAATGGAATATGATCGTCTTCTTGAACAATCACCATCAATTCCCAGACATATTTTAAATAATTTCGACAAAGAATATCCTATTGAAGGTGTATTCACAAAGCCTGAGATCCTAAATGTGCGAGCGATTCCACCACTGAAGCCACCCAAAACGGTGACTACTGCTCAGGCACTCACAAAGGGCACCCCTTTCGAGAAGTTTGTACCTAGTGATGAGGAAGAAGAGGAACCTGAAGAGGAGGAGTATGAAGAGGTAGAAGAGAAAGACGTTGAGCAAGGTACACCAAAAGAATAAACATCACGACATTCATTAGGACTCCACATGCAACGTATGGTAAAATTTTCCTTTTTAAAGGTTCTACGATACGCTTATGTAGTGCGCTATTTTCAAGTACTAAATCTATTGCCTGTTCTGTAAAGTCATCGATGGATTCCTTCATTAAAATAGTCGAGCAAAAAAAAGAAGTTGAAAAAACGGTGGACACTATTCACACGAAACAGATTGAACTGATTCGTAGGTATATTAGTGAAAGAAAGAATGTATTCATCTGTGGAGGATCGGGGGTTGGGAAGTCATACATCCTCAAAAATGTTTTGAAGGATCTGAGTCATGTCGAACTACAAACTGAACATCTCAAAAGTAAATCCCTCTTTTTACCATTCATTAAACCATCGTGTAAACATGTATTCATAGAAGACTATGATGCTGTTTTCAAACCAATCATCGAGAGAGTTTCTGATGGTGATTCTCTCACGCGTGGTTCACTTTTGGTGACTTCCACGAACATGTGTATGTATCCAAATTTTGAGACGGTTTTTGTGCCTAAACATAAACCAGATATTCTTCTACAACTCACAGATGAGAAAGGACCTAAAGCAGAAAGTGCGGCTTACAGAAGCAAGGGAAATATTCGTAACTTCTTCACATATTTAGACGGTTACGATGAGATGGATATTTTCAAAACTCCCAAAGAATTTATTGTGGATGTACTTTCAGAATCTGGACCAATCCAACTTTATGAGAGTATTTCCGAACATGGTCACATATGGGATATTTTCCAAGAAAATTACCTAGATTCAGAAGGTGTAGACATCCTCAAAGCTTCGAAATCTTTTTCTGACGCAGATTCTTATGATACTAAAATGTATTCACACGGTGAATGGAATCTCATGCCATATTTTATATTGCACGCTCTCACAATACCAAAAGCGTCACTTGGTCATCCACTCGTGAAAGATAAAATCAGACCTGGGAGTTGTTGGACCAAGTTCGGAAACTATAAGATGCGAAAACAAAAATTTGATGAAATTAATAAAAAGTCTAGGATGGGATTGGGTGTAGAGGAATTGTACCTATTAAAGAATTATGCGGAAAAAGGAGACCTAAGTAAACTAGTGGAATACAAAATTTCACCTCAAGACTTCGACGTGATCAATCACCTCGCAGTTGGAAACGGCTTAAAATCAAGGGACGTCACAAGAGTAAAGAAGGCACTCAAAAATGTCTACGAAGGAAGAAGAACCTGAAACTGAAGAATATGTGAAGGTCATCGGAAACGAGCTTCTCTTCTACGCTGACGTGGACCGTGAGAATGCACTTGACTTTGTCGAGAAGTTCAAGAAGCTTGAAATTGACCTCCTCAAGAAAAAGGCAGAACTCTTTGGGTACGAACCCCTCATTAGGGTTCATATCATGTCCGAAGGTGGAGACATCTTTGCCGGTATGACGATGATGAACACTCTCGAATCATCCCGTGTGAAGGTTGTCACCATCGCACAAGGTTCTTGTTGTAGTGCAGCCACATTCATGCTTCTTGGAGGTTCTGAAAGGCGAATGGGGAAAAATGCATACGTCCTCATTCATCAAATCTCCACAGAATTATGGGGTAATTTCCAGGAACTTAAACATGAGCTGAAATCAACGGATAAGTTTATGAAAAATTTGAAGAAGATGTATCTCGAAAAGACTAAGATTCCTGAGAAAAGGCTAAATAAGCTTATGAAAAAAGATATTTACCTCTCCCCAAAAGACTGTCTCAAGTATGGAATCGTCCACGCTCTTGAGTGATCGTGACCGAGCGTTTATAGAGTGCTAGCACACATAGAATTATAAATATGACACAAAAAGTATTCGCGTTTAAAGACAAAGTTGTGCTTT